AAAACTCTTATCAAAAGTTACATCTGCTAAATCACTTGTTTGTGGAATAGTATTCAATGATACTTCGTTATTATTTATGAATAGTTTATATGTTATATATCCATAACCGTAAGTTTCTTTTAAGTTATACACTCTTGTTTTATGTTTATAAGCAGTATTAAATATAACTTCTTTCATACGCCCTCTTTCATATACCATTTCAATATCATCACCATCATAAAACTCTATAATAGGATATTTAGATATATTGGAATCAAATGATATCTTAAAAACACCATCACCAGCTACTAAAACTTTCTTTGTTGATTTATCTAATAATTTATAAAATTTATTTTCCTTAACTATAGCTTCCCATGTTTCATTTAAACTTCTATCTTCAAAATATATATCATTTAAATCTGTTAATGTAATATCAGCTAATTTATTAACTATTATTTTAGGTAGTCCAGTATGTATTTTTCTTATTTCCATACCTACTGTTGGAACACTCCCCCAAAATGAGAAATTATTATTTTGCAACTGCTTATATAATTGCTCTAATTCATAACTATCGCCCCTGTACCAAATCTTATTTTTAAATACATTTGTTTCATAGTTCATACTTTCTTGTATATTAAAATTAGTTGTTTGAGCTTCTTGTATTCTTAAAAAGCTTCTCATAAAATTCCTCACTTTCTCTGTTATCTTCATTTTTCACCTCTATTCACTCCATATAACGTTTTTTATTATTCAATAACATTTTATACCTTTTAATCAAAACTAGCCTTAATTTTGATTGTAAAGCCATATATCATATGTAATTTTATTTCTACTCATAAATTTATTTTTAAGCTTTTTCTTTAATTTTAAAAACTGCGTAGAATAACGAAAAAACGCAGTTTTATTTTAATGTCGCTATTTTACTTGCTTTTATAAAAGTATAAATATTACTTTTCACATTTTACGCAGTTTTATTATGATAAAACACGCATTTTTATGGAAAATAAGCTATTTTTCTTTTTTAAATATCATAAATTATTTGAAATTCCTATGCGATTTTTATAAGGCAACCAACTATATTGAGTACTGTTAACCATATGGTCATTTGCATCTTCTGGAGTATTATCTTTACCCTCCATCCAGCTATATGTTTCTAATTCAGATATATAATTTACACAATGGTTTAAAATCTTATATTGATTATGAGCAAACCAACCTAATTGAAGGATAATTCTATCTATAATCATTGTTTTTTTCCATGCATTATTAAAGTTATATACTGTACCATTTAATCTTTTATATTTAGCAAACTCTGTTATAGTAGCCTGGTCTGCTGAATCTATAAATACATCTTTAGCAAATCCCCATTCTTTTCTATTTCTCTCTAAGAAATCTATAAAGTTCTTTACCGTATCACTTGGAGCTATAGGTATATCTAAATTAGCATTATTATATACCCTTTCATCTAGTACAAAGCAATTACCTTTATTAGTAATACCAATAAAACTCATTGATATTGTATCAGGACTATTACTTGAATAAGCTGTATCTAATCCAGCACTAAATATTTCAAACCATTCTGTTTGTTGTCTATTACTTCTATCTCTAATAAACTTTTTAGCATACTCTTTACTAACAACATGATTCTTTCTTTCAAAGTTGCTAAATATAATTCCTGTTGCTCTTCCTCTTAGACCTAATATCTTATTTTTATAAAGCTTAGTACCTTTGGGAGCACTTAACTTTTTCTTTTCAATATCTTCTTCACTTAATGATGCATTATCATAAAAAGAAAAGAACCAGTATGTCCAGTTTGTTTTTTCCTCACTGTTCAACTGCTCCATTATTTCTCTTGGTACATCATCTTTATATTTTTCTAATGGTCTAGCACAATTTATAAACTCTTTATAGATTGGTAAGTTTGGATCATCTGGATTGAGTGTCATCATCAAGTAATCATTTCTTGTACTTATTTCTCTAACAAACTCAACATTTGCTGTATTAACCTCATCTATAAGAACACATCCAAATTGTGAACCTAATGCCATCTTCCATTTTTCTTTATTATCATAACCTAAAATATATATTACTTTTTCACCATTTGGTGTGGTATATCTTATATGTGGTATCTTATCATCTTTATCACCATTACCGTTATACTTTACAAACTCCCCAAATACATCAGTAATCCCATATTCCTTTTGTATTATATTCTTTTCAGCTACTCCAGTAGTCTTAGCTGCTATAACATGTTGTTTCTTTTTAGACTTAGCAACTTGTAACATAAACTTTAGTATTCCTACTGTAGTTTTTCCTGCTGCAGTTGTCCCTTCTAAACATTCTACTGGTGCATTATGCTTTATAAAATCTTTATATTTTTTTGATAACTTATATTCATTTGACATATTTTCTCCAACTTTTTTCTTTAATAAATTCTATTTTTTATCAAATGTTTAGTTAAAGTAAACTTCCATCCTATTTTTACCCCTTACAAATGGCTTAAATTCATTAAATAAATTTATCAGCTCAAAATTTATTTCGCTAAATTATGTTTTTGCGAAATTTTACATTATTCACTTAATTGTTCTAATATAGAATCAAGCTTAGTATTTTTGTTCTTATCTGTGTTTTCTTCACCAGTTATTTTAGATATATCTAACTTAAGTTTTTCTATTCTTAATTTTTGTTCTTCTGTTGCTAAATCCCAATTCTTATGTAATAATTCCTCATAATCCTTAACCATAGAATTAAGAGTTTTCATTGCACTTGATTGAGATTTAATAAACTTTTCTTGTTTATCCCAAGCAAATTGATACTCCCATTCTTCTGTAGATGAGTTTTCTCCATATGCTTCCTTAGTCTTTACCTTAGTGATGTCATCTTGATTCTTAACATACATTATCTTTTGAGATCTTATTATTGAAGAATAAAGTAATACTATATTATCCCATAACATATCTAGGTGTGTTACTCCATTCTCTAAAACACCTTTAATTATATTTTTCGTAGCAGCTGGAATATACTTAGCCAAAAAACCTTTATCTAAGAATTTTGAAGGATCACAATATTCTCCATGCTTAAGATTATTCAAATTACCCTTTGGTGCTCCATGACCCTTTGCATTAGAATTCCCTCTT